CTATAAGCATTGCAGGCACCGAGGGCCCAGGAGTCTAGGTCTCTGAGCCCCCGGTGTGGTATATCAGCCTGCGAAGTGAGCCTTGATCTCGTCGGGCAGAAGGAGCTTGGGCTCGGTGGCCTGAGCTCCACCCTGACCAGCGTCGGAGCCGAACAGCTTGGCTTCGAGGGCCTTCAGCTTGGTGGCGTCGACATCGAGAGACGAGATGGTCAGCAGTGAGGTGGGCTTAGCGCCAGACACGTTGACGGGCGTGGTAGACAGCTCCCAGGAGAAGGAGATCGCCTCGGGAGAGTCGTTGACGGTCTTGTAGCCCTTCTCAGAAGGAGAAGCCTTGCAGCCGTACAGGACGTGGAGCTTGTAGCCCTTGTTCTGACCGGCCACGTCATCACCAATCTTGGTGCGGTAGACGAGACCGAAGGCGAGTCGGTCCTGCTGACCGATCTTAACACCCTTCGTCAGTGTGGCGGAACCATCGCACTGCTCGAACTCGTCAGGGTAGGTGTACGCCTCGATGGTGGCCTTCAGCTTCTCAGCCGAGAGCATCGAGAGGTACAGAATGTTGTCAGCGTAAAGGTCGGTAGCCTCAGCGCCCTCGGGCTTCTCGGAGATGGCGGTGATACCATTCCAAGCGACACCCTTGCCGTAGGTCTTCTGAGCCGGGTCGTACACATACAGTGCGCAGTGGTCGACACCAGTCTCAATACGGCGCTCACCAGTCTTGTCCCAGACAAGTGCAGCCATGTTAACTCCTAATAGTAGACGTCGAAGATGTCGTGATAGAGGTTATCCGCTACGAGTCGAGACTCATGGCGGCTGAATAAAAGGTCCTCGATCTTCATTCGTGTCGGGTCCTCGGGATGCCGGGCGATCAGAGTAACCTGGAACCGGTTTGCTTTGACATACTTGATGTTGTCCGCGTACATCGGATCACCCGGATGCCGCTCATATACGATACACGGATACGAGAGCTTAAGAGACGGGAGTGGTTGGTAATAGACCTTATCCGACCCGAGGATCTCTACCAGCTTCTCATGGAGAGCTAGACGTCGGTCCATTATACACCCCCGTCAATTCGAGAACCAGACGGGGGAACTTCAGCTCCACATAAGAGATCTTCCAAAGTCCCCCCATCCAGCGTACGTACTTGAGGTTCTGGATATTATCTGTTAAGAACCCATCAGCGATAATGCTGATCTGGTTGCTGAGGTTGATACTCCCCAGAACCTCATCGCTGGCACCAAAGCGGCGTGCTTCACGAAACACATCGCCATAGT